ATAATTCTTTCATCATCACCAATATATATTGTTTTAATATTAATCATTATTTAAAAACTCCAAGCATTTATCAAGACTAATTTTATTAAAATTTTCGTCTATTCCATCAGGTTTAGTAAAGTTTTTCCATACATGTTGTAAACTTCCAACTTTAGGTTTATTTAGATAACTATCTAAACCAGTTTTCTTAACTATATATTCTTTTGCTGGATACTTATATGTAAGTACATTATCTTTTATTTTTAGATGATGATTATCTATGCTCCATCTCTGCCAGCTTGTAGTATCAAAAAAATGTATAAACTTTGAATATGGTTCACTAAGATTATCATTTCTTTCACTAAATGAAAAATTCCTATATTTAACAAGCTGCCACTTATTAGTAAAATTAACCCACCAAACCCAATCAAATAAAGTTTTAATTTCAATTGGTGAATATTCCGTAGTCCACTTTAACAAATCTATAAATTCTTTTAAGTTTTTACCATTACGCTGTAAATAATTTAAATTTTTAAATTGTCTTGTGTAAAAAGGATATAGATATTTTTCATAATTATCATGTATACATTGTTTTCCAAAAAATAAATTTGCTTTTAATATTTGATCACTGCCAAATATCTGATCACCATGCTCACCAGTTACAATATAACCATTACTATAATATTGCTCTAAATTATCTTCAATAGAATTGATTATTCTTCCTTTAAATTTTTTATTAATAACTGGCCATAAATCCGGAAATTCAGCAATAGACCTATAAGACATTAAAATGTGTAATCTCTCGATGTCTTTTCCCCATGTATTCATCATTGATACTAATGCACCAGTGCTATCAATACCTCCGCTATACATCAAATATACATTTTTATCTTCTGTTCTTAATTTAAGATTTAATGCTTGTGTTTCAATTTGTTCTTCAAATGATAATTTATTCTGTGGTTCCCAATCAATTATTTCTTCAACTGTTTCACATTTTAATGTATATTTAAAAGCATTAATATTATTACCCATTTTTTGACTAGATCTATTCACACATTGGACCCAAGGCCAAAATGGTGGTGTCCACCTCGGAAGACCTATATTTTCTAACAAATTCTTTTGACTATAAAACATTACTAGTCCCATTTAATTTTCCTTTAAACTATTCTACTAAAATTTTTATATTTCTCAAATTTTATGACTGTTGTAAATTTATCATAAAGTTGATCAGTCTTGTGACTAATAATGAAAGTATTTGTATCAACAGCAAGTTGCGTTAATACCTTCATAAACTCTTCTGTACCATTTGCATCAAGTGATGAATCCATCACCTCATCCATGATAAGAATATTTGTAGAGATAGAATTCCGCAACTTAGCAACAGCACGCCAAGTAAAAAGTATAGCAAGGTTAATACGCATCTTCTCTCCTTCGGAGAATGAAGCATAGCTAAACTCGTCTCTAAATCTAGATTTGATAGTTTCATTAAATTCCTCATTAAGTTCAAACTGAACAAAGAAATCCATTGATGATAGATACTTGTTGATTAACTTATTAATGATAGGTATATACTGCTTAATAATCTTGGCTTTAATACCACCATCCTTCAACAATACAGAAACTGCCTGATATGTTTGTTTAAGATCGTGAAGTTCATTAAGTACTGTATCAGCTTCTTTCAATTCATCAACCAGTGTATTTAGTTGCTCTGACTTATCTTCAGTCACATTCTTCTGAATGCTATTGATTTCATTCTCAAGTTGTGTTCTATATTCAATAAGAGAAGATATCTTTGTGGCTAACTTATGTTCTTCCATCTTAAGAGTATTAATCTCAGATTGAATATTCATGAGTTCATTGATTTTATCGTTTGTCTCCATATAATTCTTAGCAACAAGCTCTAGATTTTCTTCTAGTTCTTTTACCTTTTGTTGGTTGCTTTCAACCATATCACATTTAAACGATTCATCAATGGTTTGTTTACATGTTGGACAATTGTCATGATCTGTAAAGAATTTAATTTGATCTTTTTGTGAAGAAAGATGTGCTTCAAACTTGTGTTTTAGTGCAGTAAGTTTCTTCATAGAAGAAGATAGTTCTTTCTCGTCAACTGTCTTTTCTTCCAGTGATTCTCTTTTATTTTTAAGAGCCCAATAATCTTCATTGAGTTGGTTAATTTGAATATTAGTCTGATCAATTCTATCATTCTTTTCAGCAATGATTTTATCATTGTTATTTTGTACTTCAATAAGATGGCTTCTAACAAGCTTTATCTTTTCTTCGACAATAGTTTTATTAGCTTCTTGCTTTATAAGATCCTCAGCATTAGTTGTTATTCTTTGTTTAAGAATAGTATTCATGCTAGTAAAGATCTGAAGGTCTAATAGATCTTCAATGATCTCTCTACGCTGCCCAGTAGGAAGAGACATAAAAGGAACGAAAGATGCTGAACCAAGAACAACAACTTGACAGAAAGACTTAAAATTAATCTTAAGAATGTGCTTCTCTAGAATATCTTGATAATCTTTACTATCAGCTGATTGATTAAGTAGTGCACCGTTCTGATACACTTCAAATATATTTGGTTTAATACCTCTAATAATCTTATAGAGATTTTGTCCAATAGAGAATTCAATCTCTACAACAAGATCTTTCTTGGTAATAGAGTTAAGCAGTAGTGGTTTATTGATCTTTCTAAATGGCTTATTGAACAATGCAAATGACAATGCGTCCAGCAAAGTTGATTTGCCAGCTCCATTTTCACCAACGATGAGTGTAGTTGCAGACTTATTAAGTTCTATCTCAGTGAAGAGATTACCGGTACTTAAGAAGTTTTTCCATCTAATCTTTTTAAATACAATCATTCAACAGACAATGCCTCATTGTATAGAGAGTGTACAGTGTTTTCTATCTTTTTCTTGATATCATCACTTGTATTAATTTGACCGATATAATTCTTAAAGATAGTAAGTGTGTCTTCTGCCTCATTGACAATATCTTCATCTTGTTCTAGATTTAGATTAAGATGATCTTCAACTACTTGCAGTTCTAGAATACCACACTTCTCTAGATTATCAATAAACATGTCAAACCAATAAGGATTAGTTTTATTTTGAACAATAACTTTTATAATCTTGTTTTTATACTTCTCATAATTATGAGAAGCAATATCTTCAATAGTATAATCAATGTCATTATACCATATCTTTTCAAAAATGGTATATGGATTTCTTACAAATTTTAGATCTCTCGTTTCCGTATCAAAGATATGAAATCCCTTAGGATCATTATAATCGCTCCAAGTAAACTCGCCATGATTGCCAAGGTAATGAATATTGCCAGCAGAGGACTTATGATGATAATGACCAGAGCAAACAAGATCAAAACGATTAAAAATGCTAGCATCGTCACCGTGCGACACCATGGACCCCCGGTACATCTCAAATCCAGCGAGTTCCAAATGTCCAAAACAGATTTGCGCGTTTGTTCCACGAATCTTCTCCAATGTTAGTTTTCTATTCTCATCACAAATCCATGGAAGCATCAACACGATAAGACCGTCAAAGTCAACTTCACGTGGTAGTTGATCATAGATATGAAACGGGTATTGCCCCCTAACGAGTTCGTTAAGAGCGTTTACTGAATTAGTGTTCTTATAGTAAGTATCATGGTTACCAGCGATGATATGTACATCATAATTACGTCCAGCAATCTGGTCCAGAAAATCTTGTCGAAGACGCCTAGCAGTGTTAATATTAATGTACTTACGACGGTCAACGAGATCACCCAAATGGCAGATCGTAGACACTCCTTCCTGTTCCAAAGTAGGAAGAAAAACGTCACTAATAAATTGTTTACTATTATCAAGAAAAGCAACGTTGTCATTACGAACACCCCAATGCGTATCTGTAATTAAAGCAATCTTCAACGCATTACTCTCGTGTTTGGTTTTTTAATAGGTTTAGCAGTATTGTATTTGTTAATTGCAGCACTACAATAATCTCTAATTGTTTCCAGGCGAAGGATGTAATTAGATCTTTCATTTTCATGCTTTGATTCATTAAGTGCATTATCCGCAAGATCAATAACGATTTGTGGCAGCAGATGCATATTATGCTTCAAGTTCATTTTCAGTCTCCACTTCATTTTCAATAATTAATTCTTCAAGCTTATTCTTTTTCTTCTGTTTAGTCAACATTTCTTTTTCCTCAAAACTACGAATGACTTCAGAAGAATATTCATTTGTATGATTGCCCAGAGCAACTCTATCGTGGAATATAGAATCCATTTCTTCATTTGTAAATTGATTCTCAAAATTTTTGTGTTTAATATATGTTTGTTTCTTTTCTTTAGCAATACGTCTTAGGAAAGCATTCCATGCAATCTGAGTAAAATATGCAAAGGGATTCGTAGACTTTGATGGATTAAAGTTATCTACGGAAGCAATACAGTTTTCAATTCCATCAGCAATCATATCATCTCTGTATGAATAGTTCATGAAATTAGGTTTATATGATAACTTTGTACAAATTAACAGGACACACTCACCTATATAGTTAGGTATAGGAGGTTTAGCTGTGTTGTTTTCTCTAGACAGTATTAGTTTTTCATGATAAGTTTTCATGTGTTCATATAATGTCTTATTATTAACGTAATGTTTTGTTGTCATTAATTTACCGTATTGCTTGCTGCTTGGGACATAAAGAGATTAATTATATCATTCTTTTTGTCTGGTTTACGTTCTGGTTTATTCTTAAATAAGAATCTTTCTAAGTATTCAGTAGATTTTCTAAGATTAGATATAAATGACTTATCGAAACTTCTTTCACAATATATCTTTGAAGCAGTATAATAACGAATCATGTCTTCATTTAATGGAATAATAGATATAACATTTGGTTTGTATATTGAGATATAATCTTTAGAGGCAAATGGAATATAACTCAATAATATTGCTCCTGCTTCTTCCGGTGATTCAGCTCTAATAACAAGTATCATTGGATTTTTAATTACAATATCTTTATCATTTTCTGCATCTAGTACACCTATAATGTCATCTCTATTTGTCAATTTAACAAGTACATGTGTCATGTTTTTAATCCAACTGTATATATCTTATACACAAATTTTTCCTCATTGTAAATGTTTATTCTCTCAATGAAGTGTAAAAGTGTATGATTCTTTTTAGATTTCCATGTCAAGTCATCAGCAATATCATAAAGAGTGCTTGATGTTTTTGTTTCAGACTTTCTAAGACCTCGTCCAATTGATTGCAAATTTCTTATCCGTGATTTCGAAGGAGAAGAAAATATAATGTTATGCAGGTTGCGAATGTTAACGCCGGTAGAGAAAGTCCCATAACTAGCGACAATAATTGCATTCTGTTCTGTCTCAACAATCTTACGAATTTGCTCACGTTCTTCTCCATCTACTTCACCTGAGACAAAGAAAACCTTCCTGTCGCCGGCATCATTTTTAATCATATCATATAAAACTTTTCCATGTTTTTCAACATATTGGAAAAGTAATAATGTGTTACCATTATCCAATGATAAAGCTAAGTTTTTAATAAATCTATTTCTAGAATCATTTCTGACAATAAAGTCTATCTCATCCTGATAAGATGCATCTTTCAACATCTTTTTAATTTCATCAGGATATTTTAATACTATAGCTTTAATATCAAATTCTGCAAGATGCTTCTGTTCAATAAGTTCAGAAGTTGTTGTAACTTTCTTTACAACACCAAATAAGCCTTCTAGAACCAATCTATGGGTTTGAGTCCCGTCGAGAGTACCCGTAAAGCCAAACCTATAACGACAACGATACAGCTTGGACATAATAGAAGCCAGAGAAGTTGATTTAAATAAGTGCGCTTCATCGCCTATGACCACATCAAATTGTTCGAAATACTTTTTATCAAGTTTGTAAATCGATTGCCAAGTAGAGATTGTGATTGGTTTATCCGTTTGTTTATCTTGTCCTGCGAAGATTCTATGAACATACCTATCAGATTCAAAACCATAATCGGCAAAATCAGAAGCAAGTTGGCTAACCAAAGAAGTAGTTGGCACAATAATAAGAGTACGGGCATTGTAGTATCTCGTTAGTAAGTAGATGATAAATGATTTACCAGATGCAGTAGGTGATAGTAGAAGAGCTCTTCTATTTCTTACAGCATATACAAAAGCATCCAGCTGATAATCTCTAGGTTGCATTGATGGTTTAATTTTAGCAACAAAATCTTTTGCTTCTTTTAAAGAAAATTCTTCACAAGAAAAGTCATCAACATAATCTAAAAGATAATTTCTTTCTTTAGCAAACTTCTCAATGTATGGTATAAGACCAGCATATATTAAGCACGTCAGTGGATTAAATAAACGAATCTTTCCATCCCAAAACTTATTTTTATAAGCGGGCATGAATTTATAGCCTGGCACAAAGAAAGTAAAATACTCGCTTAGCTCTTGCGCAACACCAGGTTCACATCTAACTTTTATATAGACTTCGTCGTGACGAATTATCTCTAATGAATCCAATTAACCACCCATAACAAATCTATTCCAGTCAATAGCATTCTTAATAATAAAATTTCTATTGCCAATAGATTTAATAATTGTTTCTAATAAATCAACCTTTTCATGTTGAAGACCTAGTTTCAAGTTCATTTCAATGATATCTTTATCTGCATCCATGTACATTGGGATATCTTGTTTTAGAATAATTCCTTTAGGTGGAAGTTGCCATCCTTTTTCATGGGATTCTTTTGTAGGACCTAAAGTATAAAATTCATACTTTTCTAATTTGAGAATCTTTAGTTCAGATTCCATCTTTTTAAGACGAAGTCTTTCTTCTAAGAAGACTCGATAATATTTATTGTGTAATCCCGGGATCTTTAGACTTTCAGTTGATAGTTCTGTACTATCAATTTTTGTGTCTTCTGTCCACATTTCAATAATATCTTCAATTTTCATGATAAATCTCGTGCTAGTAATATAAAGATATATTACTACATTATATTGTATTTGTAAACAGTTAAATATTTCTTATTTCAAATAAAACGTATTTGAAAGTGGCCGTGGCTTCAATATACTCTACATCACTTTTTGTCGAATCAAAAGTTAGTTGGCTTAATTCATATGGATAAGCATCTATAAATGTTATTTCATAATTTGGCACTTTGGCACTTGATAATATCATTAGTGATAAATCGGATTTAATGCCATCTCCAGTATAATTTGGATTTTGAGCTAATGCTTTATACTCTAAAAAATCTTTTGGTTTACCCAATGCACGAATCCAATTGTGAATTTCTAAATAATTTTGAAGATTCTCATCTACTCTAAATGAGATCTCAAACTCACCATATTCAAGATGATCACCTGGTTGAGGAATCTTAACAAATGGATTTGGGGTTTCTATATTAGGCAAAGTGAGAGAAGGAATATTCGCTCTCTGTATAAAAAAGTTGATGTGCGGTGCACGCTTAATTGAGAACTTAAAATTAAGCGGAGAAAGAAAATTTGGGTTTGTTGGTGTATTTTCTAAAGCTGACATATGACTCCTCACTTTATACTATTTATATAAAAAAAGGGCAGCCGAAGCTGCCCTTTATAGGTGACCGGTTGACCCGGTTCTTTATTACATAAGGTTGTTAACGATAACTCTACGATAGTAGACGTTAGAATCCTTTGTAAGAGCACCAGCACCGGCTGTAGCACCTTCAGCGAATGGGTTTGCAACCATTCCGTAACGTGTCTTGAAGCCGATCTTTGGCTGGAAGCTGTTCTGGTCAACTGCACGAACCATCTGAAGAGGAACGTATGGGCAGTAGAAGAGACCAGCGTCGAACGCTGAAGCGCCCTTATAACCAACAGTGAGATAGTTTCCACCGATTGCATATGGGTCGATGTAAACACGTAGGCGACCGTTAAGAACACCAGCGAAAGTGTTACCTGTGTCATCTACCTGAAGGTTGTTGCTGTTGAGAGCTGGAGTATAGTCAAGAACACCGGCCATCTGAAGAGCAGACGCAACGTCTGAAGAACAGATAACGATGTTACCCTTTCCTCTACGTGTATTCTTAGCAATCTGGTTAGCTTCTCTTTCAAGCTGGAACATAAGACCCTTGAACTTTTCAACTGACCAACGGCCATTTGAGTCTGTATCGAGGTCGAAGATGCCTGCAGTTGTGGTGCCTTCCTGAGCACCAGACTGAGCTGTTACGTTGATTGTACGAACAACTTCACGGTTGATTTCTGCCATGATTTCAGCAGAAAGAATATTTGAAAGCTCTGTTTCAGCATCAAGACCGTGAATGGCCTTAAGATCCTGTGCGAGTTCCATTGTATATTCTGCCTTGAGAGCACGTGACTTAGCAGTAACAGTTACCTTCTCAATGCTGAAAGCCATTTCAGCGAATGCTGAGTTGGAATCAGTACCAAGAGCTTCTGCCTGAGCTGTTGACATGCCTGAACCGAAGTTGTAAGCACCGTTAGCAGCATTGTTAGAAACAGCTGGAAGCTGACCAACATGCTTCTGACCAAGTGTGTTAGCACCTGATGTAACAGAAGAGAACGCAGTGTTAACTTCGTTATAGAATGTTTCTGTACCAGACTGTGATGCATAACGTGAACGCATCGCAAAGATAAGTCCTGTTGGACCTGTCATTGTCTGAACGCCAGCAATGTCATAAGCAATGAGGTTAGGCATTGCACGACGAACGAGTGAGATCAATACTGGGTCGAAAGTATCGATTGCACCTGTTGAAGCGTCTGAGCTTGATGCGCCCATAAAGTTTGCAGGAATTGGTGATGCTTCTGAAAGAAGGAACTGGCTGTGAGCACCTGACTCACGGAGAGCTCTTTCTGTATTTTCTAGAAGTTGAGCAGTTACCTGGCGCTTGTGTGCATCCTTAATTGGATTAAGGTCTGCATGCTCTAGGATTGGCGCCCATTTCTTTTGAATTTCTTCTACTAACATTTATTTTCTCCTTTTAGCGAAGGTTCTAAATTATTTATATTAATTTATCTCTTAATTGTTCTTGAGATTGCTTGCACGTATGACTTGACACGTGGATCAGTATAGACCACATCTGTTGATGCTTCAGACTCTTCAACTTCTTCAGCAACTACAGTTTGAGTGGGCGCCTTTTCAGTTGACTTAAAGTAGTTTTCCTTAATAATAGAAAGCTTCTTTTCGTACGTGTCAAGGTCACCGTCAAATTCGATGCCTTCTGAAAGCGCACGGAACTTTTCAACTTGAGTAAGGGCAAGATCTGAACAAAGTGATTCAAACACATCGTTCATTTCATGACTTACTACAGAAGACTTAAGTTCACTATTCTCATTGATAACTTCGTCTAGCTTTTCTTCTAGTTCCTGTACGCGAGCAGCAAGTGATTCTAGTACATCTGTCTTTTCAACAGGTACATCGATGTAGTGCTCTTCGAATACATTCTTGAGGCTACCAATGAATTCTTCCATGATCTCATTACGTAGTGTTGACTCGATAGCTACTTCATTATCCTTTAGCCATGTTTCAACTACGTAATCAAGATATGAGTCTAACTTTGTTGCAAGCTGTTCTTCAATTGAAGCAACTTCTGTTGCAAGTTTTTCTTCAAACTCTTCTTCGAGACGCGCTGTTTCAACAGTAATACGAGCTGATACTGCAGCTTCGAAAAGTGTTGATGCTTTATCTTTAAATTCTTCTGAAAGATCCTGACCAGAGAACATTGCCTCTACGTCTTCCTTAACATTAAGTGTTGGCATTGGATCTTTTGTCTTTGGACCCTTGCCACCCTTCATATCTACTGAAGCTTGATTAGATGCTGACTTATCACCAACACCCCAATCTTTACCCTTATGATAAAGAGATTGTGTTTGATCAAACCACTTTACAAGGTCTTTCTTTGGCATTTCAGCCATTGCGCCAATCATTGTCTTCATGATTTCAACGCGAGACTTTGGATCTGCAGCTGGTTGTGAATTTGGCTTAAGAGTATCAGCTGCTTTAGAAGCTTCATCGATCTCTACTGATTCTTCAGCAACGAGATCGATAACTTCTTTAGCATCGATATCTTTTGTTTCTAGTTTCTTGTTCATTTTAAGGATCTCCTTAGTATTTTAATAATTATTTATATTATTTACGATTTTTAGCTGCAACCATGTTGCCGATGAATTCTTCAAACATAGAAAATTTATTTAGTTCTATATCATCCATTGTCATTTTTCTCATTTTCTGCTTCATCTTTTCTGCAGTCTCTTGCATCCAAATACCATTCTTTTCGTCATATACCCAATCAACATTTTCCATAATTCCTTCGACGAATGCATTTGGTGCTGAAGGATCTGCTACAATATCAGCGGCAGTAGCTAAATGAAAATCGCCTTGAACTTCCATTACACCATTCTTTTCAACTAAAGATCCCATGCCTCTTGAAGATACGCCAAGGTTTGCACCTGACTTTAGAAGACCCTTAACAATATTTCCCATTGGTGTTTCAGTAATCTTTGCTTTTCCAATAACATCATTTCCTGACCACTTTAATTCTGTGATCATATGTGAAACTCTGTCAAGATTAATTGTTGGTCCCTGCGGATGACCAAGTTCACCGTAAGCACGATTGCTAGATACATTTTCTTTAATATATCTATTAACTTCTTTTTCTAGAACAGGTTTTCTATAAACTCTACCATTACGATTTACTTGTTCAGACTGAAGAAAAATACCCTTGATGAAGTGTTCTTTCTCTCCGCTTTCTTTAGCTTCAGAAATATACTCTACATCTACGATTTGTTCTGCGATAAGTTTCATTTTTAACCCCTGTATGATGCAGCAGTTGCTAATACTGCAACGTTAGCAGCAATCGTATCAGTTGGATTTTTTGCTACAAAGATATATTGATTTGCTGGTAATGTGAAAGTTCCAATAGTAACACTACTATTTGCAACTGTAATAACTGCTGCTGAAGTAGCACTAATATATACAATCGGTGAATTGTAGATTGTATTAGCAGTAGTTAATGAGATTTGATTAGCAACTGGTTTAATTACGGTAGTCATACGTTGTATCCTGCATTATCTACATTAACATGTGGAAACTGCATTGCAGTATCTGTACCTTCAGCTGGCTTTTCTCTATGAATTAGATAATCATGAATTGCATCAACATCATGTTTTGCTGCAGTAATTTTTGCTTGTACCCATGATTCTAGATCTTGATTATCTTTCATCATGTTAACTAAATCATTTGCTTTAGAAGCAAGAGCGCGAAGTTGTGTCTTTGCCATTTCACCTTCTGCATCTTCAAAGCCTTCTTTCATAGCTTGCTTTGTTGCAGTAGCATACATAACTGACTTTGCTCTTTCACCATAACGCTGTTTAAAACCAGCATAACTTTTCTTCATACCCTTTACAATGTCTTCTCTCTTCTTCATCTGAGAGTCAGTCATTTCACCCATCTCTTTGTTATGAGCGTAAGTATCTTCTTTCCAACATTCTTTTACACCATGAACTGGGCACATTGTACCAGCTTCTGTCATATTGCACTTTGCTTCAGAAACTGTACTTCCTGTTGAAGAATAACCATAATCAGAAGTGTTTACATTTCTATCGTCTTCAGATCCAACTTTTTTTGAAGAAGTTTTCTTTTTAGATGCTTCTTCAACAGAGGTTTCTTCATATGCCTTTTCAGCAGCTTTAATACTACGATAACCATGGCGAGAACCAGGATCATTCTTCTGAACATCTTGTTCTGCTTTTACATTATCAGCTTTAAAAACATTCTTATTCTTATTGACATCTTCATGATCATTCACAGGATGTGCGCCAAGAAAGTCTTCTTCACCCTTTGGAACGTTTCGACCAGCTCTGTCTTTAATGATATCTTTAAGATTCTTCGCCATTAGATTCTTCCTCTTCGGTATTTTCTTCCGTAGCATTATCTTCAGGCTGTTCTACATCTTCAACTTCTTCATTATCTTCTGTAGAATCTCTAAATATACTTTGTGCTACTTCTATTTTCTTATTATTTATAGCATTAGTAATACGATCTAACATAACATCTTTAAACGATGCTTCGAAGTCTAAAGCATTCTCCACTTTAGAATGATTGATCATGTTCAATATTGCATCACTCATAGTTTAACTCCGCTTTGATATTTTTGTAAGACTTGTTTAGCCTTACCTCCACCAGATTTAGCTATAATCTGTGAAGCAGATTTTAATTTAGCCATATCTTGTAATGATTTGTTATCTTTATTTATTAAACGTTGATATGTATTCTGGGCGTCTATAAGTTTTTTAGAACCATCATCCTGCTGAACAGGCGCACCACCACCAGTTTGTTGAGCTGAACCACCACCAGCAGATGGATCCATAGTTCCATCATCCATCATTGGCGGATTGAAGATCTCATCTTCTTGTTCTTCAATTATCTTTGCTCTTTGTTCTTCAATATCTTCATCTGTTTGTTTTAAGATATTCTTTTGAACCCATTCATTAGAATAGTATACGCCAATCAAAGGTATAATATTATTATAGATATCTATTCTAGAACTTAATATTTCATTGTCTTTAAGTTCTGTAAAGAAACCGTCATTAGTAAAGTCGATTTTCATATCTTTACAGATATTATTCCAATCTTCAATAGTTATAACGCCTTTAAGAACTAATTGTCTTTCTAACAGTTTAAAGAATAGACCAGAGAACTTTCTTCTAAGTCTTGAAACAAATTTTCCAAACTTAACTTCTTCTCTTGTAATTTCTGATGATCTACCGATATTGAACGCAGTATTTTCCTGTTCAATACGACTTACTGGAACATTAAGTGATCTATAAAGTTTCTTTTGGAAATAGAGAACATCATCCATCTCACCAAGATTTTGGCCGGCAGGAAGGGTAGTAACCTCCGTACCTCTTCCGCCTTCACGACGTGGAAGCCAATAGTCTTCTAACATCGTCATGAATTTACGATCGTCTCTAATCTCACCAGATGCAGCATCATAAACAAGACGATTTTTATGCTTAGTCATAATCTCACGAACGTATTGTTCAGCTTTCATCTTTGGAAGATTACCAACATCAATATACCAAAGACGACGTTCTGGTGCTCGCGATATACGATAAATTACTGTAGCATCTTCTAATGTACGTAATTGATTTAAAGGCTTAATACCTTTATGGAGATGTGATAGAACCATTGTTCCATACGTATCAGTTAAACCTGATGTAACATGGATAACAGCATCTTTTGCAATTTTTAAACCTGTTTGTGATGTAGGACCAGATTGTTTATTTCCTACATTAAATCCTCTTTCGTTAAAAATATAATATTCAGCTTCTGTTTTAGTTACAGTTGCTTCACTATTCTTAACTCTCTTCTTAGAGACTTCTTTTACTTTTCTAATCTTACGAGGATCAATATATCTTACTTCTTTAATACCATCTCTTACATTAACGTCATCGATAATTACATGATAGTATAATCTACCATCGATATACCATCTTTTATAGATATCATAAGCATGGTTGTTAAAATCAATGAGTCTTAAGACTTCTTTAAACTCGTTTTGTATTGCTTTTTTAACATTTGGTGTAATATCTACATCATCTAAAACGAGTTTAAGGATATCTTCTTCATCAACACATATAGATGCATTTACAATCTCATCAACTGCAGCATCAATTTCTGGCTGCACAGACATTTCTCTATATTTTGTAACTAACTCTGCTTCTGTTCTTACAGTTCCATCTAGGTCAACGTATGTTCCATACGAACCTCCAGCAGATATAGTAACTGCCCCGTCGTCTGATTCTTTTGGAACAAACGACGGGAAAGCTTCTTCTTTTTCTTTTCTTTTAAATTCAAAACCAAATAATTCGGCCATTAAAACCCTACTTTTGTTTGTTAATCATAATATAAAGTTAATTAAAATTAGGCAGGTAATTCAACCTGATAACCTGGGTTAGCACCAGGATCAAGCGGAGCCCAATAGTCATATGCAAATGTTACATCAAAAGTTTCTACTTGGTTTGTTGTATCCCAATCAAGTGAGATAGCATCAACAGATGTAGGGAATGCACCAATAAGAACATATGATCTGATGATACCGTTTTCATCACCAGGACCAGCCTTGCCGTATTGATGTACTTCAATATTTACTTTGTAGTTAGCTGGAGATGCTGAATCATAGTCCATTCTGTTTGAGACGTGTGCATTGATTGAGTTCAACCATGCTTCAAATGAGTTACGAAGATCAAAATCTTCGTCATTCATTACAGTTATCGTCCAATCAGCAAATGTTCTATCGCCAGCAATCTTAATCTTTCTACCAAAATATGGAATATCGATTGAGTCTACTGTTGATGCAGGCAACTGAGCAGCTCTAATTAAGAAACTAGCAGCGCGCGGATCTCCCGGAGCACCGTCCGGAAATTGCATTACTACTTTGAATAGGCTTGGTCTAGCACCGCCAAGTGTTAGACCATTTCCTAAGAATTCGTTAATATTAAAAGCCATTTGTTAAACTCCTTTTTATTTTTATTTATTAGAACTTGCCAACTATTTCTGAGAATGCGACACCAGTTCTAACAGCAACGAAGTTCAACTGAATGAAGTTGATTGAACGAGCTGGCTTAATGTAAATATCACCAACAAACTCGTTACGATCAATAACTTCAGCTGTGTTGTTTGTCTGATCACAAACAACTAAGAAGTCAGTGATACCACGACGACCTTTAATATCTCTCAGATAAGGAATAACTAAGTTTCTGAACTGTGCTCTAGTGAATTCATCGTTGAATTCGAATAGAGTAAACTTAGCAGCCGTAGCAATTGCCTTTTCTAGAACAATGAATAGACGTCTTACATTGATTCTGTCAAACGCTGATGGCTTATTAAGAGCAGTCTTATCACCGAACAATACAATTCCTTGTCCAGGGAATGCAACAACTGGGTTTACACCAGCTTTGTATAACTGATCTCTATCAGCTTTGCCTGGGTTATATGCAAGTTTTACGATGTTCTTGATATTACCACGATTGAAACCAGCTGGTGACCACCATGGATCATTTGTATTATCTGTGCGAACACAAAGACCAGCGATATCACCGTTTAATGGTACCCAACGATAAACATCATTGTACTTATCGTACTGATACTTATAACCAGAATCAACAACAGCGTATGAAGAACTTCTTACGCTGTTCTTAAATGCAAGAACTGAATCAAGTTCTCCACCAATATTATTAACAACATCATTCTTAAGTGGTGAAACGAAAGCTACGCAGTCTTTTCTTACTTCGCAAATATTGTCGATTATATAGTTTGCGAGAGTTGCATTTGATTTAGCTTTACCCTGTAGGATAAGCGAAACATCAACATCTTCTGCTGAAGCAAATAGATCGTAACCTCCAGCAATTAAAGATAATGGTGCATTAAGTTCATTATAACCACCAGTAGCACCTTCAAATGAAAGACTTAATGGAGTTTCATTTGTTGAACTTGCAATAGATGCAGCCTGTGCTGTTGCAGCACCGCTTCTATCATTTGCCCACCAAATATATTTTGACTGTTCATTAATAACAGTCTTATAGTAACGTGCAGCACCATCTGCTGTTTTAGCGTCATCGGCTCTAGAAAGATTCTTATAAACTTCTAAAATCTGACCAGGTGTTTCAGTAAACTTGCCATCTTCATCAACAATAACAACATGAACTTCATCGTTAGCAGAAGTATTACCAAAAGAAGCAACATATTCTGACTGTCCAGGTGCTCTATCAACTACATTGTAGAATTCCCAGTAACGATCAATTGTGTTTGAAGTATAAGCAGACTTAAGTCTGTAATTATCTTCTGTTGATATATCAATAGTGAGTGATGTATTTGTTGCAGTTACATTAGTACCAACCGCACTAACTTTCATATACTGTTCGCCGACAGTTGAGTTACCAACCTTAATTAAATCGCCGGTTGTAATTGAAGAAGAAAGTGACAGGATAGCTGTCTGAGCTAAACTCCAAGCAACAAATGTATGACTTTCTGAACTTGCTTTTGCTGTTGGAACAACCAGTCTTTCAACTGCTGTAAGTGAGTGACCAGACTCTGTTGCACCTTTTGTGATGTTAACGTTAGCACCACCATATGTTGCTGCAAGAGTAACAGTTGTTGAGTTAGCAGTTGCAATCCAGTAGTATGAACCATTAGATAGACCGCTAATGGCTGTGTTACCAGCAGCAACAATGTACTGAACCTTATCACCAACTGCATACTTTGTGCTTGCTGAAGCAATAGCAATTGTTTCATCAGTATTATTAACATCAGAATTTGCATTAAATGAAACAGCATTAGCAAAGTAGCTTGTGTTACCTAACTGGATACCTGAGGTATTTGAAGAAATAACTAGATATAGTGAATTATTTGTTAAACCAGTAGGAGCAGTATTTCCTGCAGCAGTGATATACTTAACGTATGTTCCATTTGCAATTGGGTTTGTAGCAATTGAGAAGAAACCGTTTGCATCAATACCGGTATTTGTATTGAATGCTACGCTGTTTGCCGCTATTGTTACTGATAGACCTGATGAATTTGCAGTGAATGTACCGCTATAATCATTTTCAGTATTTGATAACTGGATAGTTGAATTATAAGCGTTAGAACTATCGCAAACTGAAATTTTTAGAGAATTACCGATAGAACCAGGATATCTAGCTACGTAAAGAACGTCTGTATCAAATGTTCCATCCTTATCTTCATAATCCACATCATTCTTAACAACCTGGGATTCTGGTGATGCAACTGTACCTACGTTTGCAAATGCTGTTAATGTACCAATAGCATCATTTGTTGATGTTGTATTGGCTACTCTAACAACATAAAGTTTATTACCGTAAGATAAGAAATTTGCTGCGGTGAACCATGTTTCTTCACCCATATTTCTATAAGGCTTACCGAAACGATTTACTAGTGAATTTTCTGAATCAATTAAAACTCTTTGATCAACAGGACCCCATCTAAAGACGCCTGCAATAGCACCTTCTGTGGTAGATACAGCAGGCACAACTGTAGTTAGGTCAATTTCAGAAACATTTACGCCTGGACTAACTTGAAATGGCATTTTTCTCTCCTTCCATAATGGAAATTTTAGTAGTAATATTTAAATTTATTTATAAAAATACTAACTTCATACTATTTTTTCATCATTAGCCCACATCCAGTTCTCACCTTTAGGTAAATCTAGATCTGGTTCATCTTCACCTTCTGAAAAGAATCCAAATGGTGTTAATTCACTAGCTATTTGTTCATCATCTTTATCTCTAATTTTTGTTAGTGTATTAATATCTGTCATTTCTCTAAAGTAGTGTTGGTCTGATAACCAAGCAAAAAGAACCAAACACATAACCAAGTCATCATGGTTACCTGATTCGGCTTCATAAGATTTACCCTTTCTAGAGAACACAGATAATTCATGTATTGTTTCATGATCATTAATGATCAATTGGTTTTGTTCAATAAGAAGTTTCATTATTGAACATCCGACTGATTTCACAGTTTTGGTTGTTCTAATACCTTTATCTGCACTAGAACCACTAAATCCTGATGAGATTCTTTTACCTGCTCTACCATCATTTTCTGATGAAAGCAAGGTATCCATATCATACTCATAGTATAACATGTCAGAAACCTGACCGCCAATATCATTGATTTCTACAAGTACTGATGCATTATTATATGATCTGCTGATCCTATGAATAATAGAACAATAGTCTGTAGGTGTAATCATATTATCTCTAAAAGTACAGACTTGTTCATATGGCATCTTTGTTACATCGATAACTTGGAATGCAGAGTAATCCAAACCTTTACCTCTAGATACGTCAACAACTAAAACATACGCGTGATCCTTTTGTGGTTCTACATATTGTTTAACACCATTTTTATCAAACACTGGTGTTTTTGAAACTAGTTCTTTTAATTTCCAACCAGCAATAAGAGTGCCAGAACTACCCAGAAACTCAACACAATATTCCTGTTCGAACTTCTCTGAATCGAAGCTCATTGCTGCTATTGTGTCTTCTCTCCACTTATCATCACGCCCAGGGACGTCATACCACATAACCTTAATTGGGTTATATTGGTTTTTCTTTTGTTCGGCTTCAACCCATATTTTATGGAAATGGTTAAGACCATTTGGTGTAGAAACTAGTACGATCTTAGAATCAGTACCAGAAGAAATTGTAGGATAAACTGATGTAAAGAATTCATCCCATGTATCGATGAAAGCTGCTTCGTCGATGAATAGAAGGTTGATTGAGTAGCCACGAATTGCGTCAGATGAAGTCGCGGCGGCTATAACACGAGAATTGTTTTCTAGAACAAATGAACCTTTATTCCATTCAATAATACCCTGTTGTAACCACTTTGGAAGGTGTTGATAGGCTAGCTGAATACGTCCAAGAATTTCACGAGCAGTATCACCCTTGTTGGCAAGAAGAGCAACAGTCTTATCAGGATTAAATATAATATACCAAAGAATAAAACCACAGGTTGTTGTAGACTTTCCTGCCTGACGAGCTGTTGCAATGACCGTGTATCTATTCTCGGCCATTGATGTGATCATCTCTTTTTGATAACTATAAAGATTGAAGTTTATAAGACCTTCATTAATGCTAATAATCTTCATATACTTTTCAATAAAGTATACCGGATCTTTAGCACATCTTACATATTCTTGAATGAGATCTTGAGTCCATTCTATCTCTACAGAGCGGCGCTTAAGGTTAGAATTGCCCTTATAACCGCCTTCAACTATGACTTCTTCAGTCATTTTTCCTCATATCTTGAATTACTTTTTGGAGTTCCGCAGTCGAGCCAACAAATAGATTATTATGATTGACTGTGGTGTTGTTAGTTGGCTTCTCAATATCCTTGATCTCTCTAATACTTTTTTGTATAGCAAGAAGATCTTTGTTAGCATCTAATAAGTTTTTCATTAGTATTGCAACAACTTCATAGGCTCTGGCCTGTTGAGATTGGTCTGCAATCTGCATAAGCTTATCAAGAGCCTCGGAACCAGTATCAATTATATTATGAATGTTTGATCTAGCAATAGTAAAATCTTCTTTGGCAGTGTCATCATTGGCTTCTTTTTCTAATCTTTTAATAACACTATTATTTTCTGCTGGAGTTATAGGTGTTATGCCTAAAGCATTTGCAATTGGGTCATTATTTCCTGTGTACATTTTACTCTCACTCTGTTATAATGGTATCTATGGATACACAATATCCAAAATCATCATCTGCTTCAATAACTGATAGGGCAACAGATTCAGCTACGTTTGAAGTAGGTGTTCCATTTGCCGTTAAACCAGGTCTAATAGTTACTCTTTCTGATGTATTTGTAACACCAACTGCATTCTGTAATTGACCATCTTCTATGTTTGTTGGAATATAGAAGTTAGTATTTGCAAATTTAATAATACCTGATTTCTTAACCGGCCCATATATATAACCCTTTAGTGTAAAATCGAGAGTCCAAATAAGAGCTCTTCTTTGATCAAAATCGCCTTCATATGTGTCTTCTATATTTACAGATTCTAATACAACAGGTATATCCATATTAATTCCCATTTCTGGAATAAGTTGAACTGTTGTTGTCCAATCAGGTGTAAAGAAAGGAAGTATTTGTTCTATTATTTTTGTCCCATCTTCTGCATTCTTTACATAAATGTAAAGTCTAAATGATATATTATAAGGTACTGGATTATATTGATACTTTAATCTACTAGTAGAGTCTGCATCTTTTACAACTCTTCTTCCAATAGTATTAAGTTTTCTAGCTGTATCATACTTCATATCCACCATTTCAAATGACATTCTAGGAAGAATAATAGCAGCTTGTCTATCAATATTTGGATCAGCATCTACTCTAGCTAAAACTTTTTCTTTTGGTGCATAGGCTAAAGGAACTTTCAGTAGCGCTACAGTAGTATTATTTGCATCTGTTCTAGTGATATGAATATCATTAAATAATGTTCCAAATAAAGTAACGTATTTTCTTATTGTACTAAAATAAAATGTATGTCCAAACATTAATATTGCCCTGTTTCAGAGAATGGATCTTTTTCAGTAAAGTCTAAGAACTCGTCGATCTCGTTCTGTATAAAACTATTATCTGCTAAATCATCTATCTCTTCAATTGTAAAGTTTTCCATAACTATTACATCACCATTTTCATCAGTTATCATTTCATTTAATTCATTTAATAGTGCCCAATCATAAACATTTAATGAAAAGTTTTTTTGTATAGAATCAATTTCTGCAATTCCTGTGTTGAACTTCTCACTTGAGTATTCAAATAATTCACATGTAAGTTCCCATGTTTGTAATGCTCCAAGTTGGTAGAACATCTCAAACTTATTGACAAACATTATTTTAAATACTTTATTATTAAGTGGGAAGTATATTAAATCACCTTCATTAGGTCTGATCAACGCACTATCCATTCCAACTTCTTCATAAAATACTCTTTGTGCAATTGAAAACACAACTTGATCTCTAATTTCTAAACCAAATTTAGACATAAAGTTTCCATCACCTGTAAAACCATCAACAGATTTAATATATAACTCTACTGGATATGCTCTATTATATTCTGAAATGTCATCAGCACCATAGATTTCATCTTTATTCTTAATAACTCTTGGAACATAATACATGTCTTGCCCATAGATCTTTATGGACTCAATGATAAGATTTTCAATGAGAAGTTGTTCTTGACTATTTTGAAAGTTATTAAAATAAAAGTTTGTAGCCATTATTAACCTTTTAACTCACCTCTAGTGATTAATATTGCTTTATTTTTTTGATGCAATTCTTGAACTAAATCTTTATTTTCACCTTGATAAGATACAGCATAATTGTTTTCTATCAACCATTGATTTACATTTGTTCCATCATCAAGAATAAATTCACCTAAAATTCTGCCAAATTTATCATCATTATTATCAGATTTAAAAGTTCTAATTTTACACCACTTTGCTGAACCAAGTTTTTCTGTTAATTTCTTTTTTGATAAAAGACCTCTTTGTTTTTCTTCAGCATTTGCAGTTCTAGATTCTGGTGTATCGATTCCTGCCATTCTAACTCTCTGATTAGCCAGAACTATATTAAATCCTAAATCTAGATCAATATCTACAGTATCGCCATCTAAAATTTTATTAACTTTACATGAATATTCATACATGG